TGACATAAACTTTTCTTGGATTCCAGATAGGTTCTAGTTCTCTAAGGCTGATTTTCCAGCTTCTTTCTGACTTTCTTTAGTCTCTTTTTTGCAAGGTCTAACTTTAATTTGGATACTCGTTTGGTAAAGTTTGTTCCTTCCATGTGGTCATACTCATGCTGAAAAACTCTTGCCTCTAAACCAAACATAGCTTTTTCTTGAAGCTCCCCTTTCACATTTTCATAGGTAACCTCTATACCCTCAGACCTTCTTACTTTTAGCCACAAGCCTGGATAAGATAGACAGCCCTCGTCCATTAGAACTGTTTCCTCTGATAACGTGATAATTTTAGGATTGAAACAAACTATGATATCTTTTTTCTTAACATCAGCATACATGGTAAAAACTCGAGCACCAATACCAATCTGATTTGCAGATAAGCCAATACCACTTTTTGCTCTCATGGTATCAACTAAATCTTGCTGAATTTGTTCTCTACCCTCTTGAGAGTCGGTCACCTCTGTTAGAGGAACAGAAAGTGAAGGGTGGTTGCTCTCAAGTAATTCATAGACGGCCATTAGATTTTATGTCCATAGTATTTTGTGATAACTGATAGTTTATCCTCTGCGTGTGCAATCACTTCTATTTGAGTATCAATTGCTGCAGCAAGGTCTGGGTGCTCACCAATACCAGCAGGATTACTAAGATAAACCTCAATATTATCTTTTGCTTTTGCAATCTCTGATTGGTATTGTAGTTGTAATGCTTTCATAAACATATCATTTCCTTCCATAAAACTCTGTGGGTTTATCATTTTCCTCATCAAATAAGTACCAAGCACAATTATCTTTACCCGTCATATTACCAAACCATTTAACCCTACCTACACTTACAATCTTACTACACATACTTATGTAGTTTTTACTCTGCTTTGTATGAGGCCAATCTGCGTCAAACAACAACCACGTAGATTTTAGTTTTGTAAAATGTTCAATCATGGGATGTAATATCTTTCTATCCCATGGCGGATTGGTGATTATAAATTCTGACTCCATAACTTCATAATTACCAATTTCAGTAAAATCATTTTTTGCAATACCATGTAATTGTGGTTCAACATCACTAGCCCATGTACAATGTCCATCAAAATGTTCTAGATGTCTTACCAGTTGACCGTCACCAGCACAAGGTTCTGCAAACGTAAATCCTTTAGGTAGATGGTCAATAAGAGGTTCTACCGCTGCAAATGGAGTGGGATAGAAGTCTCTTGCTTTTCTTTCAAAGTTTGATCTCTTACCCATTATTCTACCACATGGCTGAAATTCTTAATTTTTTCAAACCGTATTGTCTCTCTAAACTTATCCACAAGCACATCTTGTTTATGACTAATTACAAATACGTTCTCACCATCTAAGGTATTAAGTATTTTCAAAAACTCATCTGTTCCTGTTGAGTCGAGAGAGCTGTCAAATATCTCATCCAGTATCAAAAGATTGGTGTTTGTACTATTCTTCATTTTTGCAACTGCTCTCCATGTAAAGAGTAATGCAAGGTCAATACGCATCTTCTCACCTTCACTAAATGATGCATATGTAAACTCATCTCTGTGTCGAGACTTAATCGTTTCTTCAAAGTTTTCATTCAAGGTGAAGTTTACATAGAACTCCATAGCAGTAAGATATGTATTTATCAATTTGTTCATGATAGGAATATACTGCTTGATAATCTTTGTTTTGATACCACTATCCATCAACATACTACGAGCTGCTTCTGCATAGGTTTGGTCTTCACGTAAACCTAATTGTTGTTTCTGTTGTGCCTTCAAAGACTTTTCAAGTTTAGCCAACTTACTCATATCATCTTTACTAATCTCACCAGACTCTAGATTATCAATCTCTGAACGTAAAGTGTTATTAAACTTTTCAAGCTCCTTAATTGAGTAATCAATCTTCCCTATCTCAGCATCGTTTTCTCGTATCTGTTTAATGTGTTTGTTTATATCAGATAGTAACCCCTCTTGTTTTTTTAGCTCGTCCTTTAAATCTTTTAAACCCTTATCAAATTTATCATACTCTGACTGTTTTGTTTTCAACATATTTTCTTTGAATGTTTCATCGATGTGTTGCTGACAAACAGGACAGTCATCATTCTTCTCAAAAAAGTCTACATACTTTTTAGTAGAGGAACGCTTCTCTGTTAGAGTTGCATTTATGTTTTTTAACTTTTGTACCTTATCACTCATCTTATCAAAGTGACTTGTGTTTGAGGTTAGGTCTTCATTGATAAGTTTAAGGTCATTTACTTTTTTCTGCCGTAAATGTATCTCCTCTTCGTTTCCGTTAACCAGAAAAGTTTTTTCAGAAATAAGTTTACCTTTATTCTTTTTTACATCATCAATATATTTTTTCTGAAGTGAAATTTTTTCAGTTGTCAGGTCTACACCATAGTTTATGTCTCTCTGACTCTCTTGTATCGTTTTTAACTTTTGCTTTAGAAGCATGTTCATCAAGGAAAATATTTGAATATCTAAGATGTCCTCGACAACCTCTCGTCGTTGTCGAGCTTTTAGTTGCATAAAAGGAATGAAGGTAGAACTACCAAGAATAACAACTTGTGTAAAACTGCGATAGTTTAACTTCAGTATTTGTTGCTCAAGATATTTTTGATAATCTCTAGAGTTTGCATCTTGATTATACATCTTACCATTTATATAAATTTCAAATACATTTGGCTTGATACCACGAATTACTTTAAAACTCTTGGACCCAATCTTAAAGTCTACCTCGACCTCACAGTTACTACCATTCACAGAGTTCAGCAGTTGTGGTTTGTTAATATTACGAAATGGTTTACCAAATAAACCAAAGCATAACGCATCAAGAATGGTTGACTTACCAGCCCCGTTCTCTCCAATGATTAATGTCGTTGAATTTCTATCTAGTTGTATTTCAGTGAATTGATTACCAGTTGATAAAAAGTTCTTCCACCTAACATATTTAAAAGTTATCAAAGAAAAGCCTCCAATGTGCCTCTATGTGCATTTACATTTTTAGTGTTATACTCTACCATATTACTATCAATTTGTGGCATATCACTTAATTGTTTTTTACCTTCTTTTGTAGATTTATTCCATATTAAATCATTTTCTTTTGGATAATTTAAACCCCATTCCACCTTTGATTTTTTTAGAAGTTTTCTAGCTTTCTTATTCAGAGGAAGAATATATCTAAACTGTTTACCATGTATTTTACTTATACCTTTATGGTCAAGAAAGTCTTGAGTTAACCAGTATATTCTTTCAGCCTTCTTACCAACAAAGAAATCTGGTTCCCTTTCAAGTTTAAATATTACATTCTCATCACACAGTTCTTTACTAGACCTTGGATGAATTTTTTCACCTTTATCACTAATATAAATCTGTGTCCAAATAAAACCACCATAAAGAAAATTAGCAGCCTGATACACATATCCAGGCTTACCCATTATACCATCAGCCCATGTGTATAAAAATTGTTTCTCTGGACAATTATCTTTCATCCATTTAACCACAGCAGAAATCATTTGTGATTCAGAGTTTTTTGGCATCTCTTCTTTCATACACATTTTACCAATTTCATAGTAATCCTTTGTATCCAAACCCTCAAACAATTTTGCAATTGTTGCTTTTGGTTGCGTTCCCCATCCCAAAGTTAAAACACCAACAAGTTCATTTTCTAAATAACAGCCCAGAAAATGTTTTGTAAGTTTAGGCATAATCTTGGAATAATGCAAAGACTGAATAAAGTCCGTTGCATATGCTCTAGAAATTTCATTTATTTTAAAGTCGTATTTCATTTTTTAGTTTTAAACTTAGCATCTTGTGGTATTTGTTTTGTTGTGAAAACTTTAGCAATATATTGCATGAATAATCTTTCACCTTGTAATCCCTTTTCCTGTGGGTACAGACGCTCTTCATTCTCCATAAAAAATAAACACATTTTTGCAACATCCTCAAATGTTACTGCAACATTATTGTATAACATAATCCTATCATCTGGAGATTTTCTTCCTTGTATATATTCAAACTTACTCATAACTCTAAATCCTGTGCCTCATTGTATAGAGACTTCATAGTATTCTTGAGTCTCTTTTTATCTAGGGTAACATCTAAGTCATCAATATATTTTTCAAGTAACGTCATGGTATCCTCTGTATTTTCAACAATATCATCTGACACGTTACTTGCATCTAGTTCAGAGAAGTCCTCAATAATCTTGACCTCATATGCATCAGCTTTAAGTAACCTATCAGTAAACATATCAAACTGATATAAATCTTTTTTATTAACCACTATTAGTTTAACATACTTATCTTTATATTTTGATACATCATGTGTTGAGTAATCCTCTGTGGTATCATCATAGTAAATCTTTTCAAACAGTGTGTAAGGATTTATGATACGTTCAAGCTCTCTCGTTCCAGTATCAAATATATGAAAACCTTTTGGATCATCATGGTCATTCCAAAAAATCTGATAAGGTGTTCCAAGATAATAGATATGGCCATCGTCTGATTTATGATGAAAGTGACCACTGAATACTGTTTCAAATCTACGAAAAGAATGCTTGTCCCAACTACCCTCAGCCAATTGACCTTTGTACATTTCAAAACCATTCACCTCAAGATGACCCATTGCAATATCTGCATTGGCAGTTTCTAGTGCATCAATAGAAGCTTCGTAGTTACTAGGATTAATCCAAGGAACAAATAAAATTGGTGTTCCATCAAAATCCACAACTTCTGGTCCAGTGTAAATTTTAAAATTGTCTGACCCAACAAGCTCCTGCATAGAATTTACTTCACTTGTATTCTTATAATAAGTATCATGATTACCAATAATAATATGAAGGTCGATACCCATTTCTTTAAAACGATTAACAAACCTTTCACGAAAATCATTTGCAATTCTATAACTAATGTACTTACGCCGGTCTACAACATCGCCCATATGAACGCAGGTACTTATACCTTGTTCTTTCAATGTTGGGAAGAATATGTTATCATAAAATTTATAAAAATATTCATTAAAATTTAGATTGTCATTTCTTGCACCAAAGTGAGTATCAGTGATTATTGCAATCTTCAATTATCTACCTCCATAAATTTTTCCAAACCTTTAGCTGGTTTATTCTCTTTCTTCTTTGGCTTATAAACATCTTCTTCTGGTAACATTATATTTGGGTCAAATCCTGTTACTGTGTAACCAGTATCATCACCTTCCATAACTGTCCAAGACTCAAAACTACCCTTTTCAATCATTTTATTTTTTACATGAGTTTGTTTTTTCTCTTTCTGTATTCTTCGTAAAAATGCATAGTAAATTATTTGAGTAAAATACGCAAATGGATTTTTTGATTTTTCTGGATTAAAGTTTTTGACATACTGTAAACAATTCTCGATGCCATCAGAAATCATTTCATCTCTATACGTATAATTAATAAAGTTGGGTCGATAAGACAAATGTGTTGCAATCTTTAGAAAACAATCTCCAATGTAATTTGTAACTGGTGGAATATTTTCCTCATCAGGCCAACTTTCACGCCAATCGATCATTGCTTGTAAAAACTTTTTATTGTCTACATAATGTGGTTTATCTTTTGCTTTTTTATTCATGACTACTCCTAGATAGTAACTTTTCTAATATACTATACTATCACAGATAAGTCAATCCCCCTTGGGACCTTGACAAATTAATTTTTTAGTGTATAATAAGCAATGTAGTGCGTTAATGAAGTTTCTTAGAAGGACTTTCTAATTCTAGAAACTTCTCTTCTTCCTCTTCCAAAAGTTCTTCTAAGTCATCATCGGATGGGCCCAGAAGAGTGTCGGGTGAATCATCGGTTCTACGTAATATGTATTCATAATACTGAGCCATGCCGGGTGATGCTGTTGCTGTTGTGACTACTGAACTTGCTGAAATTGAGAAATAATTTTGTTCTGTAAAAGGGTGAGCCCATCTTGCCAGGCTCACTCCTTCTTGCACACCTTTCGATGTAATCTGTCTGGTGGTAATGATTTGGAGTGGGTTCTGAATTTCATATAATTCTGTACCAGACTGACCCAT